CCTTCAAGTTTATCTAATTCAGTTATAAGATTCGAAAGCATTATCGGTGCGTTTATCTGCATATTTTCGTTTGACATCAAAACCATTAATCTTTCGTTACATCGCAATAGCACTTCGTAACTGTTATAACCTGGTCGTGTTAAAATATCATACTCGACACCTATATTTATTATGAACGGATCTTTAATATTTATAGCATCTGTCATCAAACGATATTGACGTAAATATTGTCTTAAATTTTCCTTTACGGCCTCGTTCGAATTTACTAATTGCTTCGAATCATTATAACTTAGTATATATAGATTCAATGCATATGGATTTGGTACGCGTTCAGATGCATTCCATTTACTACTTTGAAAATCTTGTTCAACATACGCTTTTGCAATTGAACCATAACGATCAGGTAGTGTATAGCAACGTAAAATATAATCTTCTTTTGTAACTGCTCTATTTTGTGCAGCGAAATTTGCCATTGCCTCTTCACGCATTACGTCTAATGGTCGTTTGTTTATACCACCGTACGCCGGGTGTGGATTGTTTGCAGTGACCGAATCTTTTACTTCGTTTAGTACATTCAAATCTAAATTATCGATAGTCGATGCGAAATTTATTGTTGGTATTTCAGTAAGTGAATTAGCACGAACATTTCCTAATAGTCCGTTTGATACCGAATACTTAACCGTCAAGGTCGTATCACTTGGAGCAGACCCGTAGGTTTTAGTATATAGGAAATTAGTTGGGTCAATACTTACATCTTCAGCTCGTTGGAAATAATCTAAACCGATACCTACGTTTATAGGATTAGGTACAATCTCTTCATCTGCCTCATTCGACAAACCTGCACCGAACTGTATTTCTAATAAATCATCATTTCGACGTCGTGTGACAAAACGTTTTTCAGTCTGTTTATATGTTAGTAGATACGGTACAGAACTTTTATACTTTGCAAGTTTAGGATCGTTATATTCAACATTTCTAACTGGCACCTGTACAAGATCTTGTGCTAAATACGGCACTTCGTACCAGGTATTGCCATCTGAATCTACAACTGAAATAATTTCACTTACATTTTCATCTTGTATTACGATCTTATCGTAAATTTTCGCATCGGTGAATTCGAACTGTGCAGTTTTAAGTTCACCTTCAACTGCCTTTGTACGTTTTTTAAGTAAATAGTATTCTACACTACCATCGTTCAGAACCGAATAAACCGATATATCGGTAGGATCCATACTGCTACTATGTCGAAAATTTAAAGATTCGACAGTTCTAAACAATCGAACATCTGCTTCACTACGAGCATCGTTACTGATTAAAGTATTCGGATCGATTGTAAGTGCGTATCTAAAATCAGGTTTAGTATTTTCACCGGAACCGATTGCCGGTATCAGTTGCATAAATTCGATATCGACCTGTGCAGGTACGAGTGACTTCGGTTTATACCCAAGACCTTGTGCTAAATTATATAAATTTTTCTGCTCGTTAACTGTATAAAGAAATGACTCTTGTAATTGAACATCTGAATAAAAATTCAGAACATCACCTACATAGGCTGCCATTTCAATAAACATCATTCCTGGTGAGGACTCATTAAAATCGTTATAGGTATTCGGAAAATAATTTTTAGCATAGTTGATTAGTGAGTTTCTTAAATCACCAAAATCACGATTTGTATATTTAACTTCTCGTTTTATTTTATCGCTAATTGACACTTTATTCATTAACTAACCTCTACATTTATTTGCAAATCAGGATTTCCGAAAAAGGTAACTGTACGATTTGCACCAGATTCAGTTACTTGAAATATTATTGTTATATTTATAGAATTCTCGTCATCACTGAAATTTCCTTGGATATTTATATCGTTTACAATTATGTAAGGTAAATATGTAGCCATTTGCTGACGTATCAAAAATTCCAATTGAGAATTTGTACTTGTAGTATTTTGTTCGAATATTTTATAGTATAAACCAACACCGTATGCAGGTTGCATATAGCGTTCACCATCTTTTGTAAGTAACAAGTTTATCATATTACTGATAGCCTGTTCTTCCGTGGTGTACGATAGATTAAATATCGAATCGGAAGGTCCGAAGCGTGAAGAGTTCATTGGCAGTTTAATCGCCAAACTTCCCAATGGTTTTTTATAGTCATCAGGATAGATTTTACTGTTTATAAAAACTGCACGTGCCATTTATTAAGTACTCCGCATTTTATTCGAAGATGTACGTTCCATAACATCTAATACACGTTTAAAATCTGTATTCTGTATTTTATTCATAACACGTGCTACTGGGTCATCCGCATTTGTAAAATTTTCATCTAAAATAGATTTGACATTATTTTCATCCTCTTCGAACGGTGTAATTTCTTGAAATATTTCAGATAGATACGAACTTTTACTGAATGGTGACCCTGACCCGTTTCCTTTTTTAGGTACTAATTTCGTTTGTGGACTGATCGGAACTGATTTCGCATTTTCGTTTAGTAGATTTCGCAGTTCACTTTTAATTTCACGAATTTCGCTTAGGATTTTAGCATTTTCCCTTTTCATTTCAAGAATCGACTTCACAAGAGTCTTTAATTGTGATTCATTCATAACGATGTCTTTTTTATTAAATAAATATCAGTGAAGATGGAATTGTAAATTAGACCGGTTTCTTAAATTTCAGATTCCAATCAACTTTGTGAATTTTTGTTATTTGTGCAACATTTGTAGATGCCGCAGTTGGACCCATTGCAGTTAAATACTGCATTTGTGCTGTTGCGAGTTTCCAAAATTCTGCGTATGCTGAATTTATCCAATCCATCAAATCGTCTAAATCAACTTTGTATTTATCGGATTGCAATAACACCTTTTTTCCAGTAACTACGGATTGTTCCTTTCCGACTAAAAACGCTTTGTTCTTTTTAGCGTTAATAATTACACGGTCCGCATCGATTACTATTTGTGAACCACCAGACCAGGTCGGTGCCAATTTTACATCAAGATTTTTCGATGACGCACCTTTAAATTTAAGTAGTTTTTGCGATGTTGTCAAATATATACTTGCAGCATCTTTTGATATGTCTTCGATATCGTAACTGTTACCAGATTCTGGTTTTTTTACTTTTATAATCATCAACGGATCGTTCTCCTTTGCACCGGGCCAATATGTCAACGAGTTTTTCTCATATATACCAGGACCAGGAGGATACGAAAATCCACCATGACGTGTGAAACGAATCGATTGACCGAAACGCCCTTCCCATAAATCGTCTCCTTCAAACGGTTGGAGCATTTTACTTGTACTTGGATTTTTCTTTATAGTATAACCGATTTGTTTGAAATCTGCAATACCAGGAGGTGCAGGACGGAGTGGATTTTTACCGTTATTTATCGCGTCTCTTTGAAAATTGAAAGGCATTGTCTGTAGTGTGACATCATCGATTACATTTACCAGTGTGAAATAGTAAAAGTCGACAGTCTTCTGACGGGCGTCGTGTTTTTCAGTTGACATGCCTTTGAAAATAAAAACTTGTTCGCCTACTAAAGGTATTCGTTTATTGAAAAACGCAGGTGCGGCGTATACATTATCGACTGTATTAAATATACCTTTTTTACCACCAATACGAACTTCGATTGCACCCTTAAATAAACGATTGCCGTTGTCGTCTTTTTGACCGGTTTTAAATGCTTTCCGTGTATCGATTACTTCTGCGATTTGTAGCATTAATTACCGTTTCCCATCTTAACAATTTTACCAGAACCGAATTCACGTGCGTTCGCTATAATTTCGGCACGCTCTTTTTCACTTAAACCGTATGAACTGTCTTCTTCATTATTAGATGCAGATGTTTTTATAAATCTCTGCACGAGTGCTGCTAACTTAATAAGTTGTTCATCATTTTTTACACCGACTTCTAAATACGACGCTAATAACGGAACTAATAACGCAGCATCATCAGTGTCTTTTATAAAACCAGATAGTTTCAATATGAGGGATCTTATTTGGTCAGATTTCTCGTTCGAGTTATCATGAATCTGTTTCAGTAGTTCATCAAAGGATTTTCCTTTGTATACTTCGATTTGTGAAAAGTCTATATTTTTAGACATCGCAATCCTTAGGATATATACATATTCAATTCGTAATTACGATTCGGTGTACCGAATACCTGAATGTGTAGTTGTTTTCTTTGAGGTTTTCCGTTTTTAGTCAATTCGATACTGAATCGATTTGTGTTACCAGGTGAAGGCTTTTTAGGACCTAAACCGACTTGCTTTGCGACTTGTTCTTCATCGTATTCGTAGCCTTCGTTTTTCGCATATTCTAAAGCAGTGTCAATAGCACTCGAGTACTGATTATGGTATATTTGATAGTCAGATCTTTCAGACAATAGTTTTTTTAAACTTAACATGAATATCCTTTTATTATAAATATTTTTTAGCATCAATAAATCCGTGTTTACGGTAATCTGAAAACATATCTGTAAACAAATCCTTAAAAATACGTACAACTTTTGTTATATGTTGTGTTTCGACACTTGCACGTTCACGCACTAATATGTATAATAGTTTTTTGTTGTGAATATCGATATCTTCACTATTTCTGAAAATTTCTAATAGTGAATCCGCTATTCTTCTATCGCGTTTCGATTTAAACAGTTTTTCCAAATTCTGGTCGCACCAATCACACCATTTTATCATAAAATCACGTAGAGTTTCTTGATAATCAGTCAAAGATATTTCAGTTCCAATATTTCTTTCAGAGTCGACAACATCTAATTCGAATCGTGTTTTTGATGCTTCGTACAAAACTTGAGATTTGTGTATCAAAAAGTTTTTGCATACAATTGTGAAATAAGAATATGCTCTTCCTTTGTCCTCATCGTAACCAGGCATTTTAGTAAACATGAATGCTACCGCATCACGTTGTAGATCAGAAAATGTCGTTTCGTATCTGTGAAATTTCCACGTGTTAATGATATTTTCGGTTAGTTTCAAAAACGCAGGATATATTGTATTATTGAAAAGTTTACTCTTTTCTATGTTTCCTGTTTTTTCGATTTCGAGTATGTTATAACGTATTATAGCATCTTGGACATCTCTACCAAAATATACAGTTCTTTTTTTTGTCGGCTTAGTCGTTTCCAGTACCATCGTTTCCATCTGCTTCTTGTAATTTATTTTCTAATATTCGCAATTCTTCGACAAGTGTTTCTATTGTTTCTTTTATTGTTTTGAATACAAAACCAACTTCGTCATCCGATTCGAAACTGCCTCTACGGTCAACTCGTTTTAAACGATTCAGTATCTGACTATATTTCACTACGAGACTCTGCACCAATAATACGGATCGTTGTTCAACATCACTTGCTAAATCGATCTGTTTATATAACGCATCGAGTTTTGAATACAGATTAAACACAAAATATAACAATATGCAAATTGTCGATAATAGAATTGCGAATATTATTGTTGTCATTTTATTTCTTATTAAAAATTTCATCGAAACTCGTAGCAAGTTCCTTACCTACTGCTTTTTGTTTTTCTTTACGGTCCTGCTTCGGCTCTGTTTGTTGTGATATATAATTTAGATTATTATCTTCTAAGCGTTTTGTATTGAATTCATTTGATGTACGATTCCATCTTTCAAACTCGTAACGACTTGCAGCAAGATCGGCATTGTGTAGAATTTGCGGCATTGTAGTACGCAATTTCGCTTTGAGTTGCTTAGTCAAATAATAAGATTTGTTTGCATCATCATACATTCCATCATGGATTCGTATACCTAAATATTCGTTCCATGAACATGGTATTCTATATGATTGCAATAAAAACAATGATCGATCTTGAACCAGTGTAAACGGTATATTTTCGTTTGCATCATACATCTTGCCTTGATTTTTACGATGCCATTCCGATGTGTTAAATACGTAACCATCCTTTCCATCACCGACAAATCCAAGTTTACCTAAATCATGATGCATCGCAGCAAACATCAATTCGGTTACCGTAAAATTTGTTACATCGATCCCCATCGATTCGTAGTGTTGCCATTCGAGTAATGCGAAATCCATAACTCGTAATACATGGTCGATATAACCACCAGGTATTGCATTATGATAATAGTTAACTGAAGATGCTGGTGAAAACATTAAGCGCTCTTCACCTAATGCACTATACATTTCTTTTAAACCTTCAGCACGTTCAGGAAACATTTTATCGATACGGGCAAAAAACTTTTTATAGTTTTCTTGAATCTGCTCAGCAGTAAGTGAAAATTCTTTCGACATATTTATTTAATTATTAATTGTTTACGTAACATTTCAGTTTCCCCTATCGAAAACGGTTTGTCTATTTTTACACCATTCAATTCTATGAATCTTTCAACACAACCAGCAAAATATTTCAAATCGTTGCCGTTATAAAATTCTATGTATGTTGATTTACTTAATCTGACAGGTACACCTATATAGAGTAACGGCACCATTGATTTTAAAAATATGCCACGTACACTAATTGATACTTTTATCGAATCATCAATTTTTCGAATATCTTGAATGTATTCAGCAAGTGTAATAAATTTCTGAATATACAGATCTGATTTTTCTGAGTTTAAACCACTAAAATCACCTATACAAAAATTCAATACAATATCAGGTTGTACACCTTGACGTTTCGATTCTAATATATGTGTACGTATTGTTGTTGTAACCACCGCAACCGACGGCGATTCGGCGCTTTCGAAAGTTAGGATGAGTTGTTCAGGATATTGTACAACTGTATCGGTCTCTTCAGTATTTATACGATCTGGTATGTACTCGCCGTATATATCTGTATTCATAAAACTAATTTAATTCAATATAGGTAAAATATCTGAGATAACAAAATATTAAGTTGTATTTTTTGAGATATATCTACGAATCGATTCGTGTGACATATTTTTTATTTGATTAGGTGTCAGATTTGCAGTATCAGGTTGCATCTCATTTACCGTATCAGGTGTCACCTTTTTTTTTACATTTTCTTCTGTTGGCGCTTCAGTTTTTTTCCTTGCTGGTTTTTTATCTTTAGTTGCTATCGTTTTCTTTTTTTCTCTAATCAGTTTTAAACGTTTTTCAAGTGGATTTTCTTCGATTTTTTCAGTTGTTTCAATTTCATCGTTTACAATATTTACAAATTCTGAAATATTATCGATATCGTTAGTGAATGGATCTGTATCGGTATCAATTTTAATTTCAGTTTCTGCAATTTCTTTTTCTTTGTTCGATTCTTTAAATGCAAAATTTGCTGCAAGTACCAAAGATATTGCTAATGGATCGAATACGAAAATTATCAGTAATAGAAAATAGTTGACAACACGGTCCATAGGTATACCAGTTAATCCGCTTATATATTTCAGAGGACCTAATTCTGCTGCAGCATCAGAGTTATTTTCTAACTCTATCTTTTCGACTTCAAACTTTCCAATACTATCAGATGCGACTTGTATTTTTTGAGTTAATTCATCACGTCTTTTCACTGCATCATCTAATTGCTTTTCTAAAGATGCTCGTGCTTTCGGGTCATTCGATGTTGACGTTACTATCTTACCGGTTCTACGATCTACGAATTGCACTTGACCAGGATTCGATAATGATTTACGCAATTCAGATATCGATTGAACTACCGATTCTTTCTCAGTCGTATATTCGGTTTTTGATTGCTCAAAAACTTTCTGCTTTGTGTCGACAAGTTCAATACCACGTGTCACAATCTTATCTTGATTTGCAGTCAATTGATATGCGTTACTAAGAAACCCGTATATACCAGCACTTGTAATTAATACAAGAACGACAGTAGCGAGTGTTAGATAAATTCTTAATAACCGATTTAATCGATTCCAATATTCATGCAAAAGTGTTGCGATAATAAGTTTAGAAACTTCCAAACTACCAGCCATGATTGCAACTTGCAATGCAGCACCAGCAAACAGTTTACTTAAACCGTATACCGAATAAAAGGCAGCCGAACCACTAACAGCTAAAGCAGATAAAAGTATGATGTAAGGTAAAATTTTTCGCATATCCGAATCTTATTATGGAGTTACCCTGTTTCAATAATTATTAACGTGTTCTTTTTTCTTTCTTATATTTTATACTATAAAATCTCTTTTATATAATCTTCTTTTTATTTTATAAAATATTATTATAGTAATTTAGAATAAAGTTAATAAAAATTTCTGAGATTTGCAACCTTTTGAAGATAAAAGAGCAAAAAAAAGTCCACGAGAAGTGGACCTTTGTAACATATAACCTTTTAGTAACTGAAAACGAATACATTAGCCGGGTGCCATACCTCCCAACTTATAATTTTTTTTCAGTGCTTCTAAAGCAAGTTCGGCAGTTTCACAAATGCGACTCAATTCATGAATCGTTATTTTGAATTCTTTACCATCGATATAAAACGATCCACATGGTGAATGTTTACTTTTTTCACGATAGTCGGAATCTGAATACTCAGGATTCGATTCGAAATCAATTGTGTGAAAAATTCTACCTAACCGCTTTGTTGTTTTTTGGTCAATACCAAAACGCTGATTTACTGACATACGGTAAAATTTAAAAAGTGTTATTAAAAATGACTAATTTGAAAACATTAGGAAAATCCGAATTGTCGAATGCGAATTTATAACCTAATCTGAATAAAATATTTGATATTTCCGTAAACGAAAACGTTATATACAAATCTGCGTGTGCATGATTATTGTCGTTGAGAAGCATAAATACTGCGCCTTTATCTGCAATACTTAACGACTTCCTTATTACGGATTCTAAATATTCATAACGTGAACGCCCATTGAAATTTCCGTAATCGACGGTTAAATTTGTGACGTGAAAAACCCAGTCATAACGAATGTCTGTCGGATAATCCGAATCGAAATTTCCTTTGATGAGATTGAAAGAATCTGATGCAGTATGCTCAGGGTATTTATGTTTTCCGACATCGATCGCCAGTGGATTCAAATCAACACCGGTATATTTAATATTGGTATACTCGAGTTCGTTTTTGATATAGTTACCGAAATCGCCACGACCGCAACCAACATCTAAAATCGATGTATCAGTATTATCGAGTATACCAAAAATTGTAGATTGATAAACTGCATTCTGTAGCTCTCTATCAGAATACCCCATATATGTCGGGTCGTCGATCATATACGGTTGAAACGTTACATTTGATTCCTCTGTAACAACTTCAGAAAGAGTAGTCTCTGTTGTACTTTCTGAAAGATCTGAAAACTTTTTCATGACAAAACAATTTGATAATATATATGTGTTGTCATTTTATTTTAACTCTATTAGACTTCGATATTTTTATTAATTATCGCAGTTGCATTTGTATCGATATAATACATCGAATTTTTGACATCGGTTTGTAAATGCGTATGGTGTGTACCATTCTCCATAATTACCGAAAATACTTTCGATTTACCTTTACGGCCGACTTCGGTAATTTTACCGATCTTGCTCACACCATGATCTTTGACAACTACGATGTCTCCTGTTTTCAATTTTTGCATATTTTAGATTTTTTGTTCATACAAATATACAATAATTTTTTCGAATAGCAAAATTAATTAGAGACTATTTATCATTTCGACTAATAATTTTTGAGGTGACACATCGCTCTTATCTTTTCTGACATTTGTGTGTGAAAGCAAACCTTTAACTTTACCGTCACGAGCAGATTGATTGAATTCAAATGCCTTTGCAGCACCGACTTTAGATATCCAAGCCTTTAAACCTAAATCGGTATTGATACCGGTTTTCTTCTCTATACTTTTAATCAACGCATATAAAGATTCGATTTGATTTTCGGTGTATTTATGCCAGTACTGATAACCTCTAAACTTAAAACCTAAATCGACTATATTTGCATCTGGTACGCGTACACCAGTGTACGTATAAAACGCACTACCTTTTTGTGTAAGATACCCCATATTACAAATCTCTATACCGATCGAATGGACATGCATATGCATACTGATACCGTCTTTTGACGTACTACCTAAATGCCAACCGAAATAGTCATCAGGTATACATTTAAGTATACGGCCGTCATGGTCAGATTTGCCGGTTTTTATATCGTGCCCTCCTATAACATAGTGGGTGCCTATACGTCCACGACTATCAGAGTTCCAATCAGTAATTGTATTATACGGATTCGACCAACCAGATGTATGATGTAAAAACAAGTATTCCTTTTTTGGAACTTTGCCGTTAGAGGTTACATATTCATCCGAGTCCAACATGAATAACTCGAATGCAGCATCGGTTTCCGATATATCGGTAGTCGAATCTGAGTCTTCGGATTTCGATGTGTCACTGTAAATTTCAGTTTCAAGTTTAGATAAGGCTTCGTTATCACTGCCAAGTCTTTGAGTAATCGATTCGTAAACTGCATCGGTTAACACATCGGAAGATCCATTACCGTAACGTAAATTATAGTTTTTTACAGCTGCTTTAGTGTGTTCATCGTATACACCATTTGAAGGTGTGATACCTAATAACGTTTGAACAATTCGGATTTTGTTAGAATCAATAGTTACGCTCATAATTTTAACTCTTTATTGGACATGCTAAAAACATCGAACCTGACCATTCGAAGTCTCTTTTCAAAAATAAATTACGGTATGTGCCACCTAATGTCATAATATGTGCTGCTAATACCGCACAGAAAATATTTAACCATGCAGCATAGTTTAGATTGCCTGGTATTGTAGGTCCTTTAAATATACCAGGAAATGTCACTGTCGCGTACCCTAATGGACCGACGACGGTCTGACCATTCCAATATGAATAGAATGCCGGTGCCATTTGTGTAAATACATTTACAGGCCGTGCGCCGTATTTACGATTCGCATCGAATACCGACTGTAAACCGTTACGCAAAACCGATGTACGTGTAGGTGCTAATATTGCTCTACCACCGCCAGTCATCACTTCGAAATGACGTAATACTAAATCGGTATATGCATCTGCAATAACACGTGCTTGTTTTGTTTTACTCTGATGAGGTGGAACTAAACTCGCTAATAATTCTGCTTTAAATAAGAAATAACTCATTTACCAATACCTTGGAATTTCACCTTCTGATATACGAGTTTCAAGTTCAAGATTCTCGTTATAATTCGAATCGGTATGTGTGCCTGATAGTATACATGATCGATTTTCTAAAACACAACCGGTCACTCTTGAATCGCCTTGTATTTGTGCAGTATCGATAATTATCGAATTTGTAACCCAAGATTTTCCACGGCATAATGCACCAGTGTTCAGAATACAGTTATCGATTTGTGATTCTTCGAATACCATACTTGCATTCTCTAAGAGCGAATTCTTTACAACTGCATTATGCTTAATTTCTACAAGATCCTTTATGTGTGACGATTCGATTCGGCAGTTATCGTGGATACGTGCGTAGTTTTCAATTCGACTATTTACGATTTCTGCATTATCGTAAACAAGGCAGTTTTCTGTGACATATGAACCGTCAAGTATTTTAGCATTACCGAAAACTCTTGCACGATGGTCAACCCAAACAGGATTATCAGGATCCAAATTGTCAAGCGATTCCACATAACCACCGATCGTGTAAATTTCTATAGTTTTAGGTATAATTAACGAATCAGGATTATCGAGTAGTTTGTCGTTTTTTGTAAACTCTGAACGATAACGATTCAGTTCGTATTCGCACTTAATCTTTTCGGTAGCCAGTTTTTTAACTTTTTCCGCATCGTTTTTTTCCATAGCGTTGGAAATTAAACCGTCGAAACTGTCGTATGCTTTCTGAATTGTGTCAAGATAACGCTGCATCAGTTTTTTGTGTTTCTGTGCAGTTTCAGTATCTGTAATTCCTTGTATCGATTTAGGTGAAATTTGAAACGTGCGCATTGCTATAACGCGATGCAGTTTGATTTCACGATTTTCCTTAGGATGTCTTATGATAATAGTATCGTTGTCTAATAGACCGATATAACCGTTACTCTTCATGATGTATTTTTATTATAAATATCCTTACCAAATCGATTTTACTGCGTATTACGAATTTAACAGTCTTAATACGTTTTTCACTGCTTCATGACGATGATTTTGCGTAAGTGTAGCGACATGTACATATTCAGATTTCGAAATTTTTTCAATATCGTGTACTGCCGATGTCAATCGGTTTTTCAAGTCGATTTGTGCAGGGTCACCACAAAAAATCATTATACTATTTTGACCTAATCTACCTAATGCCATTTGCAATTGCGCCCGTGTAAGATTCTGGTATTCGTCAACAATACACACTGCATTATCGAATGTTTGTCCTCTAAAGTGAGTTAACGCAATCAATTCAATTGTACCGTCTTCGTATAGTGATTGGATTTTTTTACCATCGTAAATCTTCATCAAATTCGATTTAATCGGAACCATCCAAGGTTCCATTTTTTCCTTTAAATCACCTGGTAAGAATCCGTTATCTTCAGTTGATACGGACGGCCGTGTTATAATTATTTTCGTCTTCTCACGTTTGAAAATTAAATCTAATGCGATTTGACATGCCAATAAAGTTTTACCACAACCGGCTTCACCATGAATAAAACTGTATGCCTTTTCAATAACAATTTTCTTCGCTTCTTTCTGTTCCTCATCCAATGATATTTTATAGGTTATTGGATTTTTTGGGACTCTCTTTTCTTTTTTCTGTTCATCAATCATCTGTTTCCTCTATTAGTATTATGAGATCCGAATCGCCTTTAAGTATACGATGGTATACTTCTTTACCGATTTCAAGTTTTAGACCATCGGTTAAACTTATAGGCAGTTCGTCTTCGAATTGAAACTTCCAATTACCGCTTTGAACGATTTCGACTGTGCGATTTTTATAATCACGGTGCCAAACCAATTCAGATTCGTTTAGATTATCCACCTTAAATATTCGTGTGAATCGATTCGACTCGTGCGGCGTATCTGTGTATACCATTACCAATAAGTGTTCATGTTATCGCCTAAACCTAATGTTTTAGCGTAACGCGGTAATCTACAAGACCAATAACCAGGGCTGGTTCTGTCTGTTTTATCTTTACAATTATGACGGTCTGCAAATGCTTTACGTCTCTCAGGATCTTTGAATTTAACTGCTAAACTACCTCCACCATCTTTTGCACCGAAGGCTACTTTTCGTATGTTACCACTTGAAGGATCTTTTACAAACACATAAAACTTTTTCGATCCGCCACGTTTAGGTTTACCTAATTCAACTTCGCGTCCTTGGTATTCTGCCTCGTTTACAAATGGTAAATCTAATGGAACACGTTCACCATTGTATAATCCGAATTCACCTAAATCGGTCTGCAACATATCGGTGTCGTTTTCATTATAATATTTACCAGATCGGCATAAAGTTTTTGCTTCGTTTATAACTTCAAAAAATTTAGCGCTACCATGACGAAATATATTTTTTGAGACCGGTATATTGTTTTCTATATGATAACGAAGTTCCTTTGAAATTGCAGTCTCCGTTTCGAGTAGTAAACTTTTTATGCTAATCATCGCTTACCTGTTTAGTAATATATATAGACAGAGAAAGATCTTATCACTAAGATCCTTCTGTTAAATTTGAGTTTATTTTAAATAACTGTACAAGTATAGTTACTCGCCGTAACTCGCTGAATTTTTCGCATGCTCATAAACTTCAACTTTTGTAACTCTGACTCGGTTGTCGGTTTCAAGTTTTACAAAATTGTTTATTTGATTGAACAAAAACTCAGCAAATCTTTCACATCCTACTGCATCTAATACTCGCAATTGAATTATACCTAAATCAGCCAATTCACGGAATTTATCTAAATAAGGGTCATCCTCTGCTACAATAGTTGTATGGTCTAAAAGATAATC